GAATGGCGATGGCCATACGGCGGCGGCTACGGCGGCAGCCCCCGGAAACAACGTCTCACTCTATGCGGCAATCCGGGCAATATACAACCTGTCCGTGCCGACAGCAACCACAGCAGCGGAAACCGTTATTGACGAGGGGGATTATGATTGGACTTCCGCGTATCCGGCGCTTTTAACCATAGCGCCAGCGGTTGGAGCGCCTTTAACGGATGTTGTTGTTTACTTGGATATGGACAAGGCCGTCACTGGCTTTGCAACAGTCTATGCGGCACAAACCATTACTCTGCATGTGGAACGTAAAATAGACGGCACCAACTGGAGGCGGGAAGAGGCTGTAGAAACAGCATTAGCCGGTGACAGTGCAGATAACCGCACGATTGAAATTAATATTGGAAATATCGGGGTGGCGGAACAAGCCCGGATTGTGGGCGACCTCTCCGCAGAGGTAAGCGGGGCGGCGGAAACAGACCTGCCATATGTAGTCTATTACAAGGGCCTGGCGGCCCCGACAGTGACGGCGCTTACAGCAACGGCATAAACAGACAGGAATAAAAGGGGAGGGCGAAAGCCCTCCTTCTCCCTTAAGGAGGGGTTGATTTGGCGGCAGAAATTACAAAAACCGAAGAAGTCTTTGGTGTCTTAAAAAAAATCTCCTGGCAGTGGACTGCCCACACAGACGGAAAAGTTGCAACTACCACTACAAACGCCGAAACCACAGCGACATTTAACGGGGAAATAGTCCGGCTGGTGACTGTTCCCAGCACTGTAGTCGCACCATCCGACAACTACACCGTAAAAGTTTATGACGATGATGATACGGACGTTTTAATGGGGGCGGCAACCGGCAACAGGGACGCCACAGCCACAGAACAGGTGCTTGGCACAAGCCTGGGGGTTGTGGCCTACGACAAATTGACCCTGTACATCGAGGGCGCAGGATCGGGCGGTAAGGGAACCGTACATCTGTATGTGAGGTAGGGGTGATTATATGGCTTATGTTTTAAAAACAGCGCCAGCGATCGAACCGCTGACGTTAAGCGAGGTTAAGTCACATCTGCGGCTTGACAGCGGCACCCTGGCCGACAACATAACCACGGAACAAAGCATAGCCCCCGGCGCATATACGGCTGCGGCTTCGTATTCAATCAAGGGTGCAGGTATTAATGTTTTAGGCTACCGCGCCTTGGTTAATCTTAATGCCGGGGCCTGCAGCGCAGGCGGGACTGTTGACGCAAAGATTCAGGAAGCGGATTCAGACATTGAAGCAAACTACACGGACTATTCAGGCGGCGGCTTTACGCAAGTCACGACATCAAACGATACGGCCATTCAGGAAAAACCTTATACCGGGAGCAAAGAGTATATCCGTGTTGTTTCAACAGTGGCCGGGGCAGTCTGTAAGTTTTCAGCGGACATCATTAAGGAACAGCCCTACAGCGCAGAGGACGATGATTTGACCGCCCTGATTGTGACGGCGAGAGAGGTATGCGAGGATATTCAAAACCGGGCCTTTATTACCCAGACATGGGAATATTGGATGGATGAATGGCCATATGGCGACGAAATCAGAATCCCATTTCCCCCGCTGCAGAGTGTGACGGGGGTTTATTATTACGACACCGACAACACCTCCGCCACCATGACCGCCTCAGACTATTTTGTTGACAGCAAAAGCCAGCCGGGACGGGTTGTTTTGGCATACAGCAAGACCTGGCCGACAACGACGTTAAGGCCTGCCAACGGTGTTTTCGTGGAGTTTGTTGCCGGGTACGGTGATGCGGCAAGCAGCGTCCCGCATGCGGTCAAGAGGGCCATGCTTTTATTGATCGGTTACTGGCATGGAAACCGGGAGGCTGCTTTGGCCGGAACTATCAGCAAAGAGGTTGAGTTTTCAGTGAGATCCCTTTTGGGGTTAAGGCGGGTGAGGCCGGCATGAGAGATTCAGACATACAGGCTGAAATTGACGGTTTGCGCCAGGACATGCGGCAACTGAATAAAAACGTTGTTGAGGCGTCAATAAGAATAATCAAGCGCCACCTGTGGAATAAAAAGCCGGCACCAAAAAAGCAACTGCCCGAATGCAAGTGGCAGAAACCGGGCAGGAAGCGGGTGAAGGTTAACAGGGATAAAATGAGGCCGGGGAGGGCTAAAGATGCGGCCAGGCGACTTAAAACACCGAATAACACTGCAAGCACCCTCAGTATCAAGAGGTGCGGACGGGTCGGAAGTGCTGACCTACACTGACTACGCCACTGTCTGGGGCGCATTTTTAAAGCAATCCGGGCGGGAGTTTTACGCAGCGCAGAAGCTGAACGCAGAACTCACACACCTTATTTCAATCCGCTACCGGACGGACGTTAACCCCCGATGGCAATTGAAATTCGGTGCCCGGACGCTGGAAATCCTATCGGCCATAAACGTAAACGAGGCCAACGAAGAACTGCAGATAGCCTGCAAGGAAGTGGTTTGATGGCGGTTTCCCGTACCAAAATTAAGATTGATGGCATGGACGAGTTTAAAAAGAACATTGATAAGGTCAATAAGGACGTTATTAAAATTCTGCCTGACGCTGTTATGGCCGGGGCAAAGATAGTACAGGCTGCGGCCAGGTCTAAAGTACCGGTAAAAAGCGGGGCGCTAAAATCGGGGATCAAGGCTGAAATTACCTGGGATAAAAACGCACCTGTAGCATGGGCCGGTGTTGGATTTGACCGGGAAATGAATGCTGTGTTCGTGAAATACAGCAAGGCAGGTAAGCGCTATTATTATCCCGCCTCCGTTGAGTACGGAACCAAAGGCCCGCACTCTGCGCCGGCGCACCCGTTTATGCGGCCTGCCATTGACAACAATAAGGCAAAAGTCCGCAAGGAAATTAAGGACAGGGTAAAAGCGGCCATTGAGGGGGCGGTCAAGTGATATTTGAGACTGCATTATATAACTATTTAAGCACATACGCAGGACTGACCGCCCTGATTGGAACCCGGATTTATCCAGTGCTGGAACCGCAAAACGTAAAATATCCGGCCCTGGTATTTCAGCAAATAAGCGGCCCTCGTGTCCATGCCATGGGTGACGATCCCGGAATAACTTATCCCCGCTATCAATTCACAGCCTGGGCTGAAAAACACACGGAGGCCGTTGCAGTAGCAAAGCAGGTCAGGCTTGCATTTGAGAATTACAGCGGCACCATGGGGGGTGAAGGCGGGGTGACAATCTACCATGCGGAGGTTGATAACCAATTCTCAGACCATAACGAACAGACCAATAAATACTGTTCGATTGTAGATGTAATAATCTGGCACGGGGAGTGATGCCTTGAACGAGGCCATAATTTCAATGGTTGTCGGCCTGCGCCAGCAGGTTGACGCAATGGGATCGCAGATTGATGCGGTCCTTTCGCTTTTAGTGGGGCAGGAACAGGGATGTAAGCACCCGCCGGAAAAACGGCAGCAGCTGGGCATGGGATCAACGGCCTGGCAATGCAAGCAATGCAACTATATTCACCAGGGGGGGTGATTAATTGGCATTTCAAGTTATGAAAGACGCAAAAATCTATATCGCAGGCCATGACATAAGCGGCCACAGCAATAAAGTTGAGCTTAAATATACAGCTGAAATTCTGGACGATACCACGTTTGGCGCATCAAGTAAGTCCAGGGTGGCCGGATTGAAAGATACAGACTTGAGTGTGGAGGGCTTTTGGGAAGCGGCATCCACAGCGGCCACCAGCTACAAAATTGACGACATCGTCAACGCATACCTCTGCACGGCAGACACGCTGATTACAGTTTGCCCTACCGACGGCAGCCAGGGGGAGGTTGCCTTTTGTATTCCCGGTATGCTTGGGGAATATCAATTCGGCGCATCTGTCGGAGAACTGACAAAGTTTACCTTAAACGGCGGCGGCAACAGCGATTTAATCCGGGGAACCGTTATGGAAAATGAACAGAAAACCTCCAGCGCAAGCGGTACAGCGCAGGAGTTGGGAGCGGTATCCGCCAGCCAGCACCTGTACGCCGGTATCCATTGCTATGCGGCTGAGGGCACCTTGCCGACCCTGGATGTGACCATCGAATCAGATGATGCGGAAGGATTTTTAGACCCGACAACAAGGGTTACATTTGATCAGCTGACAACCATTGGCAGCGAGTGGGCAACGCCCATCGCCGGGGCCATAGCAGATACATGGTGGCGGGTTAAGTGGGTCACAGGCGGTACGTCACCTAAATTTACGATTGTTGTTGTCGTTGGGATTCAGTAAGAGCACAGGGACACTTAAAATTTCTGTGCTCTTGTCGTTATTGCAAAAAAATGAGGGGAGTTGTTTACTATCGCGTTTTTAGTTATAAAAGATGCGTACGTAGTTGTTAATTCTGCTGATCTTTCCGATCATGTAAAAAGCGTGCAGGTTAACTACAAAGCGGAAATTCTGGAAGATACCGCAATGGGTGCGGATTCAAAAAGCAGGGTGGCCGGACTAAAAGACTGGTCAATTGATGTAGAATTCTTCCAGGATTATGCGGCCAGCAAAGTTGACGCCACGCTTTGGGGGTTGGTGGGCGCTGATCCGTTTGGGATTGTGGTTAATCCGATTGCTACCGCCGTATCAACTACGCAGCCGAGTTTTAGCGGAAACTGTGTGCTGGGTGACTACAGTCCTGTTTCTGGGGCTGTGGGCGAACTGTCAATGGTCAGCGTGACTTTTGAGGGCGACGGAGATTTAAGCAGAACTACAAGCTAAAAACATGAAAGGGTGATTCGATGAGTTTGAGGGAATTAAGAGAAAAAATATTAGCCATCCAGGACATAAAAACCGAGGAACTGTTTATTGAGGAATGGGATTCGACGGTACGGGTCAAAGGACTGACCGGCAGACAGCGGGGCATATACCTGCAAAGCGTCATAGACCCGAAAAGCGGGAAAATGGACTTTGCGGCAATGTACCCGCTGTTAGTTTTAATGAGCACCTACGACCCGGAAGACGGCAAGCCTCTATTTGAGCAGGGCGATATAGACGCAATAGCCGAAAAGTCTGGGTCAGCACTGGAGAAAATTGCCCAAGTTGCCCAGCGGTTAAGCGGCCTTAACCCGGAGGCGGCAAAAGAAGCGGAAAAAAACTAAAGGAACACCCTGAGCGCTTATTCTACTTTGATCTGGCTGAGCGCTTGGGGTGTACCGTTTCTGAACTGCTAGACAGGATAAGCAGCGCAGAACTGACCGAATGGGGCGCATTGGAAAATATCAGGCGGCAGGAATCGGAACGGGCCAACCGGCAGCAGTCAAAAGCGGTACGACCGAAAAGAAGGTGAGACAATGGCGACACTAGCAGAGCTTATGGTAAAAGTTGGGGTCAGCACCCAGGACTTCACCAAGGGTATGACCTCAATGGCAAAGGACGTTGAAAAACAGGTGTCGACAATGGAAAAGCGGTTTGCCGCTTTTGACAAAATAGGCGACCGCTTAACCGGCATCGGCAAGGCAATGTCTATGACGTTTACCGTCCCAGTCCTTGCGGCGGGTGCCGCCGCCTTTAAATTTGCGGCTGACCTTGAGGACGCAATGGGGGCGGCTGACCAGATATTTAAGGGTCAGTCAGGGGAAATAAAAGCCTGGGCTGACAACCTGGAGAACTATTACGGCATTGCGGAATCAGAGGCGCTGTCCTATGCTAACACGATGGGCGCTATGCTGCAAAACATCGGCGGCTTATCTGAGGCGGAAGCGGCTAAAATGTCTGGCACGTTGGTTGAATTGGCCGGAGATCTGACCGCAATGTTCGGCGGCACGACCGAAAGCGCAGTACAGGCGCTGACCGGGGCGTTGAAGGGCAACAACTCCATGTTGGACAACTACGGTATGGGCGTGAATGAAGCCACAATCAAGTCAAAAGCCCTGGCAATGGGGCTGATTGCAGAAGGCGAGCAGCTTGATCTGGCAGGAAAGCAGGCCGCAACACTGGCCCTTATCATGGAACAGACGGCAGATGCACAAGGGCAGGCGGCAAGGGAGGCGGAAGGAGCATCCGGGTCCATGCGGGGGCTTATGGCGGAGCTTAAAAACGTCGCTACTGAATTTGGAGAGGTGCTATTGCCAATATTGACCCCGTTTGTCGCTAAAATAAAGGAGTTAACTGAAAAATTCGGGGCGCTGTCACCCGAGACAAAATCGCTGATAGTCACAATTGCCGGCATTGCGGCGGCGGTTGGTCCTCTCCTGATAATATTTGGCACTCTTGTATCGTCAATTTCCACTATCGCCGGGGTGTTTGTTTTACTGACTGGCCCTATTGGACTGGTAATAGCAGCAATCGCGGCAGCTATAGCAATTGGTGTCCTGCTGTATAAAAATTGGGATACCATTTCGGCGGAGGCCCGCAAGTTTGCTGAAAACGCAAAAGAAGTGGGCAGATGGATCAAAGACGGATTTATAAGCGCCTTTAATGCCGTTGTAGATGCTGGCAAGAGGTTTATATCCAGCCTGTGGGAAGGTATTAAGTCTGTGTTTTTTGCTTTACTCAAAGGCGGCATAATCGGCCTTGTAAACGATTTTATTTTAAAGCCTTTTTTCGGTATTGACCTGTTCGCCGCAGGCAAGCAGATAATACAGGGGTTGTGGAACGGCATTCTCAACATGGGATCCACGTTCAAGAAAAATCTTGCCAGGTGGATTGATGAGCACATTCCCCAGGTGGTTAAAAAAATATTGGGAATCGCTTCCCCATCAAAAATCATGGAAGAATTCGGTCGCATGGTAGCCGAGGGCCTGGCGCTTGGAATTAAAGAAAACGCCGGAAAGGTCTATAGCGCTACAAAGCTATTGTCTGACAATATTATCAATGTGGCAGATGCCATGACGGGCAGGTTGTCAGCGGCAGTCACCCGGATAGACAAGGAATTTAAGCTATGGTCATTGACCGCCGGAGTAACCGCTACAGAGACGGAAAGACTAGCAGCGGAAAAAGGCAAGCTTACCAACCAGTTAAGCATAGCGGCAGACAACATCCAGCTATATGAGGTAGCGCTGGCAAAAGCCCTGGAATCCGAGGGCGAAAACAGCGAGGCAGTCATCACCTTAAAGGATAAACTTCTGGATGCCCGGATTGCTTATCTTGAAACCGCCGATGCAATTCGTGGGATGAATGTTCAAATGGAGGAACAGATTCAAAAAGCCTTTGAAGCCACCGACACGATGGAAAAATGGCAGTCATCAATGGCGAAGATCGGTGGATCGGGCATGATTATTCCGGCCTTCAATCCGGACACCGGTCCAGGGGGCGGGGGCGGTAGTTCAAAATCAAAGACCGGATTCGCATATCAGGATACATCAGGCTTTATGCACGTTGTGTCTGACATGAGTACGGCGCTGGAATATGCAGCCGGGGCAGTGCGTGAATATACCGGCAATTTTGCAAGTGGATATGCCCATACAGCAGAAGGAAACAGAATAAAACAAGTTGACTTACCTGGGATAGCCGCATCAAAATTATCCACGATGCCACTGGCCGGTAAGGGCGCAATCATCCCAGCTTATGCGTCTGGCGGCATTGTTTCTGGCCCTATTGGTCGGCCTCAGCTGGCCGTGGTGCATGGCGGGGAAACAGTCACGCCTCCGGGTAAACAGGGCGCAGGCGATATTCATGTTCATTTTCACGGCCCTGTATATGGAATGTTGGACTTTGAACAAATGGTCGTGCAGATTGTAAGGGATAAAGGCTTGGGCGGCGGTTTCCGGGGGGTGTTTGTACGTGGCTAGAGCGACTTTTGTTTTGGAAGTAGACTGGACCGGGGCGGGGGATTTTTCAGGCGGCAATGATGATGTTACCGCCGATCTTTTTAACGTTGAGTGCAGGCGGGGACGTGACTACGCCAGCCAGCTAACCGGTAGGGCGACCGCCGGGCGGTTGATTGCCACCCTGAAAAATACGTCAGGGACGTACAGCAGCCTCAACGCCGCCAGTCCCATATCCGGTGACATTTTACCCGGAAGGAAAGTCCGTTTAAGGACAACCGCCCCCGTTGCAAAAACAGTTTGGACAGGGTACTTAAAGCAGATTGCCCCGGCTGGCACTGTTAACGGTCTGCCGACTGTAACCCTGGAAGCCTCCGGTAGCATTGAACGGCTGAACGGCAAGCAGGTTACGCCTGCTGCACAGGCAAGCCAGACAACTGACGTAATTGTCGGGGCTATACTTGATGCGGCCGGATGGCCGGCTGGTGAACGGACAATAAACACAGGGCAGACCACAATAAGCCGCTGGTACGTTGACAAAATGGACGCCTTAAACGCAATCAGAGAGATCGAGGAAACCGAACTTGGATTTTTTTACGAGGATGAAGCCGGTAAGCTGGTTTTTGAGGACAGGCATTACCGACTGACAGCGGCGGCATGCCTGGCAAGTCAGGCCACATTCAGCGATTCCGCCGGGGCTACACTTGGATATACAGCGATAGAACAGCAAGACCCTCTCCGGGAGATATACAACGACATCGTTGCGACCGTATCCCCCTTCAGTGCGGCGGGATCGGCAACCGTCTTATGGACACTCCGGGAACAGCCGACAATAGCGGCAGGCCAAACCCTGGCATGGTGGGCAGAATACCCGAATTCAGAGGTTGACCCACAGGACGGGGCTTATGTATCCAGCTGGGAAACGCCTGTCGGCGGGGTGGACGTTACGGTGTCCGGGGTGGCCATAGGGGATATTGCTATATCGGCGGATAAATTTGCAAACGCCATGAAAATATCCCTTACCAATAACGGGGCGGCGACTGCCACCGTGACGTTATTACAGGCACAGGGGACGAAGGTCAAGAAGTTGGCCCCGGTAAGGATAAGCGAC